AGACCGACACGTTTGAAGAAATCACTGGTCGCATGGGGTCACTCTGGTGACAAAGCATCTGCGGTAGCTAAAGGTCGCCGTTTATTGGCAAGATATCAGGCCGCAAAGAAAAGGAAAAAGAAATGAAACAAGCTCCCAAAAAACAAAAACCTAAATCTCTTTTAAAGCGAATGTCTGGTGCTGATATAATGAAAATGGCAGGCCCTGATGTTAAAGCTTGGGCAATGACTAACAAGATTGCAACATCTAAAGAAATTGATGCAATGCCTCTTGTTAGACTTGAAAAACTTTATATGGACTATCTTAAATCGAAAGGTCAGTAATAATGATGAAGAAGAAAGCAGCTAAGAAATCAATGCTTACAGCAAAACAAAAGACATTGCCAAAAGCATTGCAAGCTAGAATTATGAAAACAAAGAAGAAAGGTAAGTAATATGCCAATGGGAAAAGGAACTTATGGTAGCCAAGTAGGTAGACCAAAAAAGGCAGCAGCTAAAAAAGCACCAGCAAAGAAGAAAATGCCAGCAAAGCGTAAGCCAGCTTCTGGTAATTATTCTCGCGGTTACTAATGTTTTATGCGTCTCTTCTTTTTTGTTGGGTTGCTTTCGGCGGACAACAATGTCTTGTTGCCCAAGACACAGAAGGGCCATATTTTAAAGAAGAGCAATGCTTAAATAGATTAAAGGAAATGGAATTTATTATTCACAAAAAGATTCCTTTATCTAAGGTAAAAGCAAAAGAATGCATACAAAAAAAAGAAGGTAATGTATAATGGCTTCTATGTTGACAAAGAGACAAACAAGTACATTAAAAAAACATTCTGTTCATCATACAGCCAAGCATATGAAGTTGATGCGCAAGTTAATGAAAGATGGAAAATCATTTACTGCTGCTCATAAAGAAGCGCAAAAGAAAGTGGGTAAATAATGGCTGTCAATGCTGCTGGTAATTATACAAAACCTACAATGCGTAAGGCATTGTTTAACCGCATTAAGGCTGGCGGCAAAGGTGGTAGACCGGGCCAATGGTCAGCAAGAAAAGCACAGATGTTAGCAAAAGCCTACAAAGCAAAAGGAGGCGGATATAGAAACTAATGTTAGCAGAACTTGCGGCAATCAACGGTGCATTTGCAATCATCAAGACAACGATTGCAAACGGGAAGGAACTTGCCTCGGCAGGGCAAGCGATTGCGGATTTTGCATTTGCAAAGGAAGACCTGCAATCCAAGGCAAGTAAAAAGCGTAACAGTACATTTGGTAACGACTTACAAGAGTTTATGGCTCTTGAAGAAGTAAAAAGAAAAGAGGCTGAACTTAAAAGCATTATGTATCTTTACGGACGTTATGGTCTATGGGATGATTGGGTTAAGTTTCAAGCAGATGCTAGGGCTAAAAGACAAAGACAATTAAAAGAGGCGCGGTTAAAGAGAGAGAAGATAATTGAAGTTATCGGCGTTGTTTCTTTATCTCTTGCTATTTTGTTTATGTTTGCTGGCTTTTTTTATATTGTAGCGAGAAAGAAACTATGGCTTTAAGACCATCACAAACTTCTTTACGGAAGTGGACAAAACAAAAATGGAGAACTAAAAGTGGCAAGCCATCCACCCAAGGATCAAAAGCTACAGGTGAACGTTATCTACCATCAGCCGCAATCAAGGCGTTATCGCCGCAAGAATATGCAGCGTCCACTGCTGCTAAAAGAAGAGCAACTCGTGCTGGTAAACAGTTCTCCAAACAACCTAAAAAGATATCAACTAAAACCAAAAGATACAGATGAGTTTTTTACACACACTAAAGCGTGAAGAGCGCGATATGTTGCGCCAAATTGTAAAGAAGGTGCATCTTGCTTACCATCCTAAACAGTTTCAGACTGACAGAGAAGCAGATAAAGTTATTTCTGTTATTGGGCCAGAAGTTGTGGAACGCATGATTAAGTTTGGTAAGGATCACAAGATTGACCAAATTTAAATATAAACCAGATGGCGAAGTCTTAAAATCTTTTATGAAAGACGATTCGTTCTTTCGTGCATTGCGTGGCCCTGTTGGGTCAGGCAAGTCTGTGTGTTGCTGTGTTGAATTGTTTAGGCGTGCTATACAACAACAGAAAGGTGCAGATGGTGTACGTAAATCACGCTGGGCTGTTATTAGAAATACAAATCCACAGCTAAAAACTACCACTATTAAAACTTGGTTGGATTGGTTTCCAGAAGAAGACTGGGGCAAATTCCATTGGTCTGTGCCGTACACACATCACATCAAACGATCAGACCTAGACCTTGAAGTTATCTTCCTCGCTCTCGATAGACCAGAAGATGTCAAGAAACTTCTCTCCCTAGAATTGACAGGTATCTGGATTAACGAGGCGAGGGAGATACCCAAATCTATTATTGATGCATGCTCTATGCGTGTAGGTCGTTTTCCTTCAATGAAAGATGGTGGATGCACATGGACAGGAGTTATAGCCGACACAAACGCGCCAGAAGAAGACCACTGGTGGCCGATAATGTCAGGCGAAGTTCCGGTTCCAGATCACATCCCCAAAGAAGAAGCGAAGATGCTGGTCAAACCAGACAACTGGAATTTCTACACACAACCAGCAGGCATGCTGGAAACAAAGGACGAAGAAGGGATCATTACAGGTTACGTGCTAAACAAGAGCGCAGAAAACGCAAAGAATATGAGAGCCGATTATTATCGGAACATTGTACAAGGGAAGACGAAGAGTTGGATAGATGTATATGTGATGAATCGCCTTGGGAGTATAAAAGATGGTAAACCCGTTTATGCCAATTTTGCAGCAGATGTCCACGTTGCCAAAGAAGAAATACCTGTTGCCGCAGGATTACCTGTTTATATTGGTCTTGATTTTGGCCTTACTCCAGCTGGAGTAGTTGCACAAAAAGTACGTGGGCGTTGGTTAATACTACAAGAAATAGTAGCGTTTGATATGGGTATCGTTAAGTTTACTGAAGTGTTGCGGCAAGAGTTATCTACAAGGTATGTAACTAATGAAGCTATTATCTTTGGCGACCCAGCAGGCGACTTCCGCGCTCAGACTGACGAATCAACACCATTTCAAATATTGCGTGGCGCAGGTTTGAACGCAAGGCCAGCCCCATCAAATGATGTTGCCCTTAGAATTGAATCTGTAAACTCTGCACTAAATCGTATGGTTGATGGCAGTTCAGGATTATTAATTGACTTTCGGTGTCGTAATATAATCAAGGGCTTTGAAGGCGGCTATCAATACAGGCGGCTGCAAGTATCTGGTGAGCGTTATATGGATAAGCCAGATAAAAACCATTTCTCACATATACACGACGCCTTGCAGTATTTAATGCTTGGTTCTGGCGAGGGGCGTGCAATCTTGACGAATATGCAACATGCGCCTAAACCTTTTCAAGCAGAACGTAATTTTGATGTGTTCACAAGAAAGCCACGCCAGAAGCGTAAAGGCTTATGGGCCAGAATGTAAAATGTGCGTTGCTTTATATGCAAAAGCAACTGTATGAAAAACTAAAGGAGATTGCTTATGTGTGTAGGTAGACCAGCAAGGCCGCAAGTTGAAGGCTTAACAGAAGAAGAAAAAGCTGAACAAGAGCAAGCAAAAGAACGTGAAAAACAAGCTCGTGAAGAGTCTGAAGCTCAAGAAAGAAGAGAACGGGCAAAAACACGAGAAGAGCGTTTAGAAAAAACGGTTAAGCAACAACGCCGTGGCACTGGTGCAACCTCTTTGCTGACAGGCGGCAGAGGCGGCATGGGTTATTTTGACGAGACTCTGTAATGCATCAGACAAAAATGATGTTAGAAAAGTACGAGCGTGCTAAAGAAAAACGCTTAAACTTTGAACCACTGTTCGATGAGTGCTATGAATATGCACTTCCTATGCGTCAAGGTTTTTATTATGAGGTAGCTGGTCAACGCCGTGATGATAAAATCTTTGACGAAACTGCTGTGGTTGGAACACAGGAGTTTGCATCTCGTCTTCAATCTGGTCTTGTGCCAAACTTTGCGCGCTGGGCAGACTTTGTTGCTGGTTCTGAAATACCAGATGAACAAGTCGACCAAGTAAATAATCAACTTGATGTGGTGACTGATTATGTTTTTGAAGTTCTGCAATCTTCTAATTTTGGGCAAGAAATACATGAATCGTTTATGGACTTGGCTGTTGGAACAGGCGTGTTGCTTGTTGAAGAAGGTGACGCTCTCAATCCAATACGCTTTAACGCGATACCGCTTCCGTCTGTCGTGTTGGACTCAGGTGCAGATGGCTCGATTGACCATGTGTTTAGAGAGAGGACTCTTAAGAACCGTTCGATTCCTGTTGCCTATGAGCGTGCTGTCGTTTCAGAACGACTTGCTAAAGCTATTGCAACACAGCCAGAAGCAGAATGTAAGATACTGGAATTGGTTTGTAGAAATTATGAAAAGCGTAATGAAGAACGTTATGACTATTATGTCATTGATATTGCCAACGAAGAAATAATTTATTACGAACAGTTTAACGGCACTGGCTCAAATCCTTTTGTATGTTTCCGTTGGTCTAAAGCCAGTGGCGAAATTTATGGGCGTGGGCCTCTTGTCAATGCTCTTAGTGCAATCAAAACAACTAATTTAACAATCGAGCTTGTTCTTGAAAATGCACAGATGGCTATCTCAGGCATCTATCAGATGGATGATGATGGCGTTATGAATACAGATACAATCAATCTTGTGCCGGGGACTATCATTCCAAAGGCAATGGGTTCAATGGGATTGCAGCCAATACGTGCTGCTGGTGACTTTAATGTTGCTAATCTTATTCTTAATGATATGAGAAATAATATTAAGAGAGCTTTGTATAATGATATGCTTGGCGACCCAAACAAAACACCAGCATCAGCAACTGAAGTTGCAGAACGAATGGCTGATTTATCAAGAAGAATTGGGTCAGCCTTCGGCAGATTACAGGCTGAGATGGTTCAACCAATACTGCAACGTGTTGTATATATTCTTAAAAAGCAAGGTCGCATTGAAGTTCCTGTTATTAATGGCAGAGAAGTTAAAGTTCGTTCAGTTTCACCCCTTGCACAAGCGCAAGCAAATCAAGATATAACTTCTATATCAAGATATTTACAGCTTGTTGGTGGTACATTTGGCCCTGAGATTTTGAACTTGCTTATCAAATCTGAAGATGTTGCAGTACATTTGGCTGAAAAATTTGGTGTGCCTGATAGTCTTGTGCGTGATAGCGTAGAGCGACAGCAGCTTGCAGAAGCAGCACAAAGATATCAACAGGCACAGCAAAGAGGTGAAGTACCAGATGTCACTCAACTTAGGCCTTGACGGGTTTCCACGCCCCAAGGAAGAAGACGATAGAATATCCCAGAACATAAACAGTTTGTTCCGTACACCTAATGGTAAAGCAGTGATGAAGTATTTACGCTCTATCACTATTGAATCTGTAAGTGGCGCGAACATATCTGACGCTGAACTACGTCATTTAGAAGGACAGCGTTATTTAGTAGGCCTTATTGAGAGGCGATTCAAACAAGCAGAAAAGGTAAAGAAATGAGCGAAGCAGATAATGTAGATGTAGCGGCTGAAGCCACAGTCACAACTGAAGCACCTGTAGCTGAACGTCCAGAATGGCTACCAGAAAAATTTAATACACCAGAAGACCTTGCGTCTTCTTATCAATCTCTTGAGCAGAAACTTGGTACTGGTCAAGAAGAACTGCGGCAGCAAATCATACAGGAGTTTGAGACTGCTGCTTATGAAAACAGGCCAGCCACTGCTGGTGATTATCAAATACCAGAATCTGTAGATGCAGAAATGGCTGTTGATAATCCACTGTTTCAATGGTGGGCTGATCATGCATTTGAAAATGCATATAGCCAAGAAGAGTTTGAATCTGGCATAGCGCAATATGCAGAGTTTATAAACTCACAAACACCTGACCTGCAACAAGAGCGTGCTAATCTTGGTGACAATGCTGATGCACGTATTGAAGCTGTTGATTTATGGGCAAACAAATTTTTCCCAGAAGAGCATGCTGATGCTATCTTACAGATTGGGCAAACATCAAAAGGCATTGAAGCTCTTGAGTTTATTATGTCTAAAGTAGGTGGTGTACAAATGTCTGCTGATGCAGGCTTACCTACTGGGATGACAGAAGATAAACTACGCTCTATGATGAATGACGAGCGTTATTGGAATGCAGCAAAAAGAGACCCAGCTTATGTTAAGGAAGTCCAAGCAGGCTTTTCCAAAGTCTTCAATTAATGCCTTTCATGAAGATGGCGATGTAAAAATTGTAAAAGCAACAATAGAACATGCTGGGTATTTACAACACCATCTTCGAGATACCGATATACGGGAGTGCATGATTCACGGTGCAACACCGTGGCGTGCGCTCCACGTACCTTTATCAAGCAAACATGCAAAAACATGGACGGGTTTGTACAAAGACAAGCCTGTATGTATGTTCGGTGTGTTCCCTTTTGAAAACACAGCCCATCTTTCTTCTGGGCATATATGGTTACTAGGCTCTAATGTATTAGATGAGTTCCCACGTAAATTTTTAACAACATCAAAACTAATGTCTAATTGGCTTTGTAATCAATATGATTGGGTAGAAAATCTTGTTCCCGTTGAACATGAGCGTACAATTAGATGGCTTGATTGGTTAGGGTATTCTTTTTCAAATCAACCTACTGTTATAAATGGTTATCATTGTTTACGTTTTGTGCGTTGCCAACCAGAGATAGAAGTGAGATTTGATTAATACAGCCTGTTTCTAGCTGACGGCCCTACTGGATAACCGATTGACGCGATGTAACGGACAACTGTGTTGTAAATGTAAACCTCTTTTGAAAGGACTGATAAAATGGCGAATACTATTGATGTCGCATTTATCAAGCAGTTCGAGTCAGAAGTTCACATGGCTTATCAGCGCATGGGTTCAAAGTTGCGTAACACTGTACGCACAGTTGGCAATGTTGCTGGTAGCACTGTTCGCTTCCAAAAAATCGGTACTGGTTCTGCTTCTACAAAGTCACGCAATGGTGACATTACTGCTATGGAACTCACCCACACACAGGTTGAGGCAACTATGGCTGACCATTACGCGGCTGAGTACATCGACAAGCTCGATGAACTGAAGACCAACATTGATGAACGTCAAGCTGTTGCACAATCTGCTGCTGCTGCTCTTGGTCGTAAGACTGACGAGATTCTTTACACTGCAATGGATGCAGGTGCTAGCTCAACTCAAATTCATAATACATCATCTGCTCTTGAAAAGGCAGACTTGTTGACTTTGTTTGAAACATTTGGCTCTGCAAATATCCCAGAAGATGGTGGTCGCTACTTGGCTATGCATCCAAAAGGATATTCTGATCTGTTCTTAATCACTGAATTTGCTTCAAGTGATTTTGTTGGTGAGCAGAATCTGCCATATGCAGGTGGCATGACCATGAAAGAATTTCTTGGTTTCAAGATTTTCTCTACATCAGCAATTACTGCTGGTAAGAACATGGCTTACCACACATCTGCTGTCGGCTTGGGCATCAACTCAGATGTTCAAACTGAAATTAATTATGTGCCGCAAAAAGCTGCACACCTTGCAACATCAATGATGTCAATGGGTGCTACTGTTATTGATGACAATGGTATCTATGAAGTCCTTGATAACAACACATAAGGAGTAGAGCATGGCTTATTCAGCTTCTGGCCTAACTAATATGGCTACTGGTGGCGGTCACAATCTGTGGTTCTACACCTCAACAGATGCACTAACAGCAGTTCGTGTGTCTGGCTACTTTAATGACGCTGCTACCATGATGAATGTTGGTGACGTTATTTTTGTCTATGACTCTGATGCTCCTACAATGGGCATCTCTGTTGTTCTGTCTAATACCGGCACTGTTGTCGATATTGCAGATGGAACTGCTCTAACAGTCTCAGACTCCGACTAAGGAAGTGGGGGGCTTCGGCCCCCCATAACCACATGAGTAGCGTAGCTAATTCAGATATTGATATTGCATCTCGCGGCCTAATACTTATTGGCGCGAATCCTATTACTTCGTTTTCCGCAGACAGTACAGAAGCACTGGTTGCGGATAATATTTATGAAGACACTGTACGCACAGCATTGTGTACAACACGCTGGCGTTTTGCGACTAATCAAGCGCAGTTAAACAGATTAACTAATGCTCCTACTGGACGCTTTGATGCGGCATATCAAGTGCCGTCTGACAACCTTATGGTGCATGCAGTTACTGTAGATGACCAATTAATAGCTTATACAATATACGGCGATAAAATATTTTGTAATGAATCAGACACATCAACTTTAGTAATTGATTATACTTTTCGCGCAAGAGAATTAGATTTTCCTAGTTATTTTACATTAGCTGTTCAATATTCTCTGGCTGCAAGTTTTGCATTAGCTATTGCTAGAGATGAACAGATGGCTCAAATGATGGAGCGTAAAGCTCAGTTGTTAATGCAACAAGCAAAAACACTTGATGCACAGCAACAAACAACACGCAAGCTGACAACATCGAGGTTCATTACTGAAAGGAGAAGTTAATGGCACGCATTCGTGTACCTTTGAATAACTTTTCTTTTGGTGAAATCAGCCCTTCTTTGACATCAAGGACTGACTCTCAGGTATATCAAAACGCTGCAGAGAAGGTTACTAACTTCTTTATACGTTCTGAAGGTGGCGTTATAAAAAGGCCCGGCTCTAAATTTATTCATAAGTTTTCAGATACTTATAATAGTTCCTTAACACAACAGGTAAGGATTGAGCCGTTTGTTTTTTCTGATGATGAGAAGTATATTATTGCTCTTCGCAATGGAAATATTGATGCATTTTTTATTAATCCAACTACTGGAGCAGTATCATTAAGCGCAACTGTTTCTTTTTCTGAGATTACAAGCTCACGCATACCTGAGATTACATTTGCTCAATCTGGTGACTTTATGTTCTTTTGTCATTCAGATTTCTTTCCTGTTATTTTAAAACGTACTGCATTAGATACATTCGTTAGAGAGCAGTTTGCGTTTGATACGTCTCTTGATGGCAATAAAACATTCCAGCCATACTATAATTTTCAAGCAACAGGCGTGACCATTACGCCATCCCATACATCTGGAACAGGTAGAACTTTTACAACAAGTGCTAATTATTTTAATAGCGCACAGGTCGGTACAAGATTGCTTATTGGTGAAACTGAAGTTGTTATAACTGGTTTTACAGATGCACAAAATGTTACTGGAAATATAAAAGGTACTATTAAAAAACAACTTGATATTGATTCTATTAAAACAAAAAAAGATGTTGATGAAATTGAAATAATACATGTCAATCACGGTCTTGCTGCTGGTGCAGCTATAACAATAGCAAATTCTGGTGGCGTAGGCGGTATATCTGCAAGCAATATAAATGGTTCGCAAACTATTGCTCGTGTTATTGATGATAATAGATATGAAGTTGCTACAGGCCATAATGCTAATACAGAAGATATTGGTGGTGGTTCTGTAACTATTGAATCTACAGCAGCGACAACAGAATGGTATGAACAGTCTTATTCTACATACCGTGGCTTTCCATCTGCGATTACCTTTCATGAAAATCGTTTATGGTTTGGTGGAACAGATAGTCAACCAGATGGTATATGGGGTTCTAAGACTGCTGAGTATTTTAACTTTGATGTTGGCAAAGGCGAAGACACAGACTCTATAGACTTTGATGCTGCCGCTGGTGTAACCAATCGCATTCGTCACCTAGTATCAAACAGAGACTTGCAAGTGTTTGCATCGCAAGGTGAGTTCTTTGTTCCTAGTTCAACAACACAGCCATTAACACCAGCTAACGCAAAGATATCTGCTCAGACTCCATTTGGTACTGGCTTTGTTAGACCACAATCTATTGATGGTGCAACACTGTTTGTGCAGTCAACTGGTACTGCTGTTAGAGAATACGTGTTCGCGGACTCTGAAGGGGCCTACGTTGGCGGTCAGGTGTCTTTGCTATCATCCCACCTAATAACTAATCCCAAGCAACTAGCAGTCGTTAAAGGCTCATTAAATAGGTCTGGGGCTTATGGGTTCTTTTTGAATGGTGATGGTAATATATCTGTGTTCTATCATATTCGTAATGAAAAGAAGCTAGGTTGGATGAACTGGACAACAAACGGTAATTACGTTTCTGTTGGCTCTACAGATAATAATCTGTTTGCTGTGGTGTCACGAGACCAAGGCGATGGCACAACAAAACTTTATCTTGAGCAGTTTGATACTGATTTTCAACTTGATTGCAGTAAAGATTATACAGGCAGCAATGGTGTATTTGCTGTATCTTCTGTTTTTGCTAATGGTGCATCTGTTGATGTTGTTGAAGGTACAGAATACTTAGGCGCATTTACTGTTGGTAGTGGCAATGCAGATGTGTCTGCTGTTGATGCGGCAGCTACATCTGCTGAGATTGGTTATAAATTTACACCAGAGTTGAAGACATTGCCTATTGACGCTGGCGTACAGGGTGGGCCTTTAACAGCAAGGCCACGTAGACTTTCTTTGGTTGACCTTGACCTTAACGACACGTTATCTGTTTCTGTTAATGGAACTGATATGATTATTCGTAATGTAAACTTTGACCCTTCACAGCCGCGTGTTAAACAAACAGGCAAAGAAGAGTTTAGACCGTTGGGTTTCAGCAAAGACCCACGGGTAACAATATCGCAGTCAGCACCGTTAGATTTGCAAATCAACGGTATGGTTATTGAGGTGGCATTTTAATGGCTATTGAAATTGCAATGATGGCAGCAGGTTTTCTGCTTACTCAAAAAGGAATACAAGATGAAAAAGCTGCGCTTGTAGGGGCAGCTAACTCTCGTGAGCGTCAAAATTACGAAGAGATGAAACGCTCACAACTTGGCGCATTGCAAGATCATAATGCACGAGTGCAAGCATTTAATGAATATGAGCAGTCTGTTCTTCTTACAACAACAAGACAAGACCGTTCTATTAAAGCTATTACGCAAACGGCAGAAACTAAAGCAAGAAAGGGTATGGCCGCATCTGAAATTAGAGCATTGGGTCAGCAAGCAAGATTTGCTACAGCAGCAGAACAAGCTCGTATGGATAGGAGTGCTGCAAAAAGAAGCGCTAGAAACAAAACAATGCAAAACTTTCTTAATCTTGGCATGAAGATGCATTCAGTTACACCAACAGGGACTATTGACTAATGGCTATTAAAAAGTTCCAAGTGCAAACACCTCTTGTCTCTCCTATTGGTATTGTCCAGCCAAGCATGGCTGGTGCTAGGGCTGGGCAACAGCTTCAGCAAACTGGATATAATCTTGCTGAACAAGGTTACAAACTTGCAGTAGCTGAACAACAAGAGGTTGGTCGTGAGTACGCTGTACAGTTGCAAACGCGTAATGAAGATGGTCGTGTTGAATATAAAGCTATACCAGATGCAATGTCTCCTGTTGCAAGACGTACTGCAAAAAGCCTTGTAGATTCTAAATATCAAACATCTATTAAACTTGATTTGTTAAGCAAAGCTAAAACAGCAAGGGTGCGTGAGGACGGCAGCCCTGCTACAGCAGATCAATATGATGCAGACATGAAAGGTTGGGTTGATAAAACAGCCGAGCTTAATCCAAGATATGAATCTTTCATAAAAGAAATAGCTGCTCCGACTATAGCAGAACACTTAACCGATATTCGTGTTAAAGCGTATGACGCAGCTATGAAGGCTGACTTTAAGAATAAAGCATCAGAGCTTGATGAAGCCATATCCCACATGTCTTCACTAGCGTCTTCTGATGCTGGGTCACAACCTATTACGGTTGATGATTCAGATTTAGAAGGATTGATAACAACAACCCCTGTTGATGTTATGCGACAGCGCATTGAAGAAAGCGTTGAAGAATTTATTGATTTACATGGCAATCGTCTTGAGCTTGGCAAGCAAACAGAACTGCGTAATGCAGTTAAACTTGCATATCATGGTGGCAAGATAAAAAATATGGCTAGTCAGATTGCTGCCGATTATATGAATAGTTTGAATCCGTATGCTGATTACAACCAAGAGCAAGATTTGTTGCGCAGCATGTTATCTGTTCTTGAATCACCAGAAACAATCCAGGATTTGCCTGCGGATACCAGACAGAGATTAGAGCAAATTGGATTTACACAAAACTTTGCAGCTAATCCTGATATGGCTGCTGTACAAAGTAAGTTAAAAACTGAGTTGCGTACATACGCAAATGATAGAGAAAAGATATTTAACACTAACAAAACACGTTTTCAAAACGCTGTATCACTTAATCACTTTCAAGCAGGTGGTGTTTTGTCTACTGCTCGTTCAGAGCAGGTGTTAAGTGAGCAAGGGATTACAAGCGGTGCAGATATTATTAACAAACTTGGCACTGAATTAAACTTTTTTGATAATCAAACAACACTTTTAGAACAGCTTGCAATGAGTAATTCGCCTTTGCCAAAGCCGTTGCGTGATGTGTTTGAAGATGATGCTTTGTATGATATGGCTATCGCATCAGGTAAAGCAGGTCAGCTTCTTGGCTTGTACGAAAACATGACATTCCAAAATGGTGTATTTACATCACGCGGTCTTGATGACCAAACTATTGTAAAGATGGAAGCATTGCGCACCTACTCAGGTTCATTGCAGTCAATGGACTTGAACACCTTTGCCACAAAACGTGCAGAGTTTATGCGTATGTCTTCTGATGATCGTGGTGATGCAGTAAAGCGCATTATGGGTAGTGATACTATGGACACGTTTATGAATAAAACAGGAGCAAAGTCAGGAGAAGAAATAGCTTTCTTTCAAGATTTGATTCCTGTTTTGCTTTATACACACGGTTCAGCAAAGACAAAAGATATTTTAAATCAATCAAAGAATAAGATATTTGCAAAATCAAAACATATCTATTCACCAACTGGCGATGCTGATGCAACGTCACGTTACTCGCCAGAGGCTAGATATGGCGCATACTATCCTACCTTTGAGCTGCATGTTGATGCAGCACTCAATGCTATTGACCCATCACTTACACTAAAGAGTGGGCGTGTTAAGCTAATTCCAGACCCACGAGGCGGCACACAGATGCCATATTACTATGTTGTTAAGACAGATGGCTCTCCTGTTATGCGCAACAATAGGCCGCTTGTCGTAGGAGGTATGTCTGTTTCTAGGGCTATGGAGCTTTCTTATCAAAAGTCACAGAATGAACACATAAAAGATTTAATAGCTGCTAATCAAAAATATAAAGATTATGAACAAAGAAAAGCAGACAAACCATCTCCACAAAAAATAATCAGGTCAGCGCAAGATCAAATGTTAGATGACATAATGAAAAGATCACAATAATGATTGAGCTAGAACCATCTAGAAAAGATTTTTTAGTTTCTGTTCCAAACGAAATGCGTTACGAAACAGACCCGAGTTGGTGGCAAACTTTTTCTTCTGGTGTTGCTTATAACAATATGCCTATGCTTGAAGCGCATGAAGAAAACTACCGTTTTTTTGATCGCCCAATAGACCCAAATTTTAAAATACAAGATCATGTGCAAGATAAATACCTGCCATACTTTGACGACTTAGCAAGAGCAAAAGATTTAGAGCATCTACGGTTTTTAGAACAAAGAGTGCAGAATGTTTTAGATAGACGTAGCGATTTAGAGCGCGGTGCATTTACAGCTAATCTTGCTTCTGGTTTTGTTGACCCACTTTTCTTTACTGCTTTTGTTCCTATGTTAAATGTAACTCGTCTTGGTGCAACAGCTTTGTCTGCTGCTGGTAGGTTAGGTGCTGCTGGTTTTGCTTATGGCGTTGCATCAGAAGCAAGGCGTGCGCCATTTGCTGTAGCTGATGAAGAATGGGAAACAGCATGGAATATTGGTGCAACAACAGCATTGTCAGCAGCATTAGGGCCAGTTATTAAAGGTGCGCCACACATTATGCCATTTTTGCGTTCCACTGTACGCAAGTCAGGGCAACATGCAAAAGGCGAAAGGCCAGCACAATTTGTAGACTCTGAAACCGGTGAACTCAAAATAAATCCAGAAGATAAATACAACCCAAAATCAGTGAATCCTTTTGGCTCACCTATACAGCGTCTACTTAATAAGAAGTGGTTAGGTGTTGGCATTAAAGAAAAGCTAACTAAACTTGCTTATAACTCCTCTATTGGCTTACGTGGGCAGGGAACTGAAGGTGGCACACAATCTGTGTATCAACGCTCATTTGTATACACTGGCATTGCTCGTCAGTTAGAAGAGCGTCTTCGTGATTTGCATATACAATCTATAACTAATGGTAGACGCAAGAAAGCAAGACAAGTCTTTGGTGCGTATGCAGCAGATTTTAATCCGTTTAATAAAGACTTCGACAACTGGATTGAAGATACAATAACCAAGCATATTGACTCTACTGCGCCTACGCCACGCTTTGGTGTTGATGTTATGGACAATCAACAGAAACAAGCATCAACTCTTATCAGAGATTTTTATCAAAAGTTTGATGCAGACTTTCGTGATGTTGGTTTGCTTATGGATGATGCAAGAATTAATACAGAAGTTACTAGACTACAGGCGTCTAAAGCTAAAAAAGCTCAACTTGTTGCAGACATTGAAGACAATGTAAAAGGACGTGGTAGTCAATCTAAGAATCAAGCGAGTAAACTGGCAACTCTTGGCGATGAAATGGATGATATTGATGTCCGTATTAGTAAACTAGAAGATTTGCTTGATAGCCCTACACGCAAAAATTATGTGTTTTCTATTTATTACGATAAGCTAAAGCTAAAAGGTAAAGAAGATAGAGAGGCTTTAACAAAAATCTTTGCTGATCATTATAATAAAAAAGGCGTACCTTTACCACGAGCTAGCGCAGAAAAAACATTGAAAAGAATTATGGAAGAATCTGCTGATGATCTAGAAGATGCTCGTCCTACTGGTGTTGCTGGCAATTCTAAACATTTGCGTAAACGCAAAACAGACATAGATGAACACATGATTAATGATTTCATGGTTAAGAATATGGATGTTTTTTACACTTACGCAGAACGTGCTGGTCGCAAGATAGAGTTTCAACGTGCTTTTGAAGGGCGTGATGTAGATGAGGTTCTTAGTGATATAGCAAAAGAAATGCGCCGTAATGGTAATACTGAAGAACAGATAGCTGATGTACGTGCAGCATTTACTGGTGAATACGACAGGGTTATGGGTTCTCTCGTTCGCAATCCTGATAGATTTGATAATGCATCATCAAAGTTTGCTCAGTTCTGGGCTGGTGTAACATATCTTGGTGAAGCAGGTATTAATGCAATAGCTGATTTAGGTACTATTGTATTATCTCACGGCCTTAAAGATGTGGGTCGTGCAGCGTGGGCTGCTCTCGATTCAACTACAAGAGGGCAGGTTTTTAAAGAAGCAAGAAATGCTGGCGTTGCTTTAGACATGGCTCGTAATGTTGTTATGCGTAAGTTGCTGGGCGACAGTGTAAAACGTGTACAAGCAACACGTATGGAAAGAACGCAAGAGATTGGTAATCGTTTTTTTTATACAGCTAACTTTCTTGGCCCGATTACAACTGCTCTCAAGGTTTTAGACCAAATACTTGTAAATGATAAGTTTATTCGTTTATCTAAACAGCTTGCTGATGGCGCAATAGATGCAAGAGATAAAGAATATTTGTTTAGATATGGTTTTGATGAAGACCTAGCTAATTATGTTAATGACATGCCAACACAAAACGCTGAAGGTGACGACTTCTTGTTGGCTAATACAGATGCTTGGCCTTCATCTACAGCTAGAGAGCGTGATATGTTGCGCCGCTATCAAGCTGCAACAGCAGCACATGCAGACAATGCTGTCGTTATGGGGCAAGCATTTGATAGACCGCTTATTATGGATGGCGTTGCTTATATAAAGGACAATGCATACACGCAAGCTATGCGAAAAAAGTTTCCTAAACTGTACGAGATTGATGAGCGTGCATCATCTGATGGCGTAAAGATGGTTCGTATGGAATCTGGCACAATGTCGTTACCGTTCACATTTATGAATTTTGTTTTTGGCGCAAACAATAAAATTATGTCTGCTGTTATAGACCCTGACCGTAGATATAGATTACAAGGTGCGGCTGCTTTAATTGGTTTAAGCTATCTTTCCCTTAACATCAAAGATAAATATTGGTGGAGAACAGCAAAAGAAAGTTGGGCTGACTCGCCAGAAATGTTTGCTAGGCTTATAGAACATTCTGGTCTTGTTGGATTTTATGGAGAGCTTGGTTACATGGGATTGAGCATGGCAGCAGGTGTTGCTGACAATCCAGAAGATTTTGTAATACCGCCCAAATGGATGTCGTCAGATCCCGATGAGCGTCTTGCTGATAGTTTGACAGAGCCATTTGGCGCACCTGTTGGGCTTGGTTTGGATTATTATCGAATAGCAAATGACTTTTTGAACGGTAATTATAATGATGCAGCGCAAGGTGCATTTCATTCTGCGCCGTTTCTTGGTGTGTTGCCAATAAAAAATGATATGCGTGAATTAATGATTGGCACAGGACGTTATTAAATGTGCGTAGAGCTGTTACAGTTTGTATGATAGGGGACTAGAATGACTATTAATCTAGCAGATAATGATCCACGGATTGAATACACAGTTGCGGATGGTAATTCGCAGCAGGTATTTACTGTGCCATTTGAGTTTTTTGATGATGGTGATTTAAATGTTTTTCAAGATGGCACATTAAAAACTCTGACAACACATTATTTAACGGCGGATAATAATGATGCAAGCTCAAGAGTCGCACACACTTCTGGAACTACAGGTTTTATTCACTTCACTACTGGAAACGTGCCATCAGCTTCTGGTGCTGATATCAAAATTGTTATTACTCGTTCCATTGATATTGAACGAACTACTGACTTCCCTTCTTCTGGCCCTTTCGATATTGCTTCATTAAATACTGCGCTTGATAAAGTTGTTGCTATTCAAGCTGACTTGCAAGATGATATTAGTCGCTCACTGCGTTTGACTGACTTTGACGTTGATGCAACACTTACGCTCCCTGCTGTTGATTCTCGCAAAGGTACAGTGCTTGCATTTAACTCATCAACAGGTGCAGCAGAAGCTGGCCCACAAACAGGCAATGTAAATACTATTGCTGCTATATCTACAGATATTGATACTGTTGCAGGGATTGCTGCTAATGTCACAACGGTTGCTGGAATTCATGCTAATGTTACTACTGTGGCTGGCATTTCAAGTAACGTCACCACTGTAGCTAGCAATGCATCTAATATAAGTACGGTTGTATCAAACATAAGTGCTATTCAAGGTGCGGCAACCAATGCAACTAATGCCGCTAACTCAGCCACTGCGGCGGCGGCAAGTGCGGCAGCTGCGGCGGCAAGTGCTGATAATTTTGATGACACATATTTAGGCGCAAAGTCTAGTGAGCCATCTACAGATAACGATGGTGATGCACTAAACGCTGGTGACTTGTTTTTTGATACAACAGCTAACGCAATAAAGGTTTATACCGGTTCTGCTTGGCAAGTAGTATCACAGGCATCATTAACATCTATTGCATCTGACACATCACCGCAACTTGGCGGCGACTTGGACATGGTGACATTTGACATTGTTACAACAAGTAACCGTGACATTGAGTTAAATCCAAATGGAACTGGCAAGACGGTTCTCAAAGGCAACACTAATCCAGGCACTATAGTATTTAACTGTGAAGCTAATACGCATGGACAGACTGTCAAAGCACAACCACACTCTGCGTCAGTAACAAATACACTGACGCTTCCTGCTGGCGGCGACCAAGAGATTGTTGGTGCTAGTGCCACGCAAACCCTTACTAACAAAACAATCGGTGTGGGTCAGCTATCAGGCCAAGTGGCTATTGCAAATGGTGGCACTGGTTCCGCTTCAGCATCAGCGGCTAGAACAGCATTAGGACTTGCAATAGGTTCTGATGTGCAAGCACATAACGCAGACACTGTTTTTAAAGATGCAAACAATACCTTTACTGCAGCACAACGTGGCAGCACAGATACAGACACTAGCAACACTGGTTCTGTAACTTTGAACTTTGATACTAACCAGAACTTTGTGTTGACGCTAACAGGTGCTGTAACACTGGCTAATCCAAGCACTGAATCTGTAGGGCAAAGCGGCTTTATTGTATTTATACAGGATGGTACAGGTGGCAGAACTGTTAGCCTTGGCACAGACTATGAGACTGCTGGCGGTGCTGGTCTTACATTATCTACAGCCGCAAGCACAACAGACATTGTACCTTATATTGTAGCCGCATCAGGCCGTATCTTACTGGGTGCGCCACAACTGGCGTTTGCATAATGACTGCGCTTGATTCCTCACAATGGATGTACAATCCATCTACATCTTTTTACCCATTTACAATAGAACAATCTCTGCGTTTTGAAGATAGCGACAGTCCTTCTTTGAAAAGGGACCAATCAAGCACAACCTCTTCAAGTGACAAAGCGTTTACTTTTTCTTGCTGGTTCAAGCGTGGAAATTTTGGTTCTTACCAAATTCTATTAGGCACAGAGGAAGGTGGCGACAGAGAATATTTTGGTTTTATGGATACACATTATTTCATTTACCAATTTAACAACGGAACTAATTTAATTAG